ACGAACACGAGGCGGAATTAAAAGTAAATGATAAAAAAAATAAATGGGAACTAATTGACGTTCACGAATACAACAAAGATAGCGAGCAGAAAGGATAATATGGAAATAGATACAGACAATGAGTTAGAAAAAAACTATGAAAAATTATATGAGTGGTTAAAAACTTGTCCTTTAGATTGGCAAGAAGTAGGACACCCCTCAAGCGAGCTAGCCACAGTTAATTTTACATTAATTAAAGAATAATTAATGGAAACTTTAATAGCATTTTTTATAGTTACAATCCCATTTTGGACATTAGTTATATTGTGTTCAATTGGGTGGGTTATAAATAAGTTTAGCAAAAGATGAAGTTAAGTAAGTGGGAAACACAAATAAGAATCAATCATTATGAATGGTGCAAAGCGAACGGCCGAAATACAAGCTGGTATGAAACGGACAAGCGCAAGCGACAAGCGGGAAGGCCCAAGCGAAAACCACAAGCGCAAGCGCAAAGCAGATAGTTTAAACGCTGAGAATAGCGAGCACTTTGTTAGAAACGCACAGGCGAAACGGACAAGCGCAAGCGACTAGTAGTCTTTGATATATCCAGGTGGTAAAATTAATCTTTCTTCTTTGTTCGGCTTAAGTACAACTCTAATAGACTCAGCCCCAGGCGTGCCTATGGCATGTTCTTGCACTTCAATTCTTTTTATCTCTTCAAGATAACCATTGACGTGAATAAATATTTTAGCATTAGACACAGCATTACCTTTACGTCCATTAGTAAATTTATCTAAATATTCTTGTAAGTGTTTAACGTACATATTTCTTTATACTCCTTGACATAATAGGATTGTTCCCTTAAATTGTCAAGTATGGGTAGACCTAAAAGACTAACAGAAATGCAGAAAAGATTTGCAGAACTCATCGTATTTGGTGGGCCTGATGGGTATATGTCTCAAACAGAAGCTGCGATTAAAGCAGGTTATAGTGAGAAGAGAGCTAGAAGTGAGGGATCAGAACTTATGAACCCAAGAGTATCTCCGCTTGTTGTTCAGTATATAGACAAATTAAAACAAGAAAGACTTAGAAAACACGAAGTCACTTATGAAAAACACATTGCAGAATTAGATCGAATTAAAGAACAAGCACTTAAAAAAGGTTCATTCTCATCAGCTGTAAATGCTGAAACAAATAGGGGTAAAGCGGCCGGATTATATATTGATAGGAAGATAATTAAAACAGGTAAGTTAGAAGAAATGTCTATTGAAGAATTAGAAGCTAACATTAAAAAGATTGAAGAAGACTATTCAGAAATTATAAACGTCACTCCTGAAACTAAAAAACTACAATAGATTAAACAACTTTATTTTTATTAGGCCCGTGTTTTATTCTGTACTTATATGTACCTGTGCCATTGATATCTACTTCTTCTTTTAAAACCTTATTAAGAAATATTTCGTTCCAACCGTTTTTGTAGGCTTCGCTTGGTGGTCTTGTTCTACCGTCGTATCTTTTGCCTTTTTCTCTTTTCATAAGTCTTCCTCTTGTTTAGGTAGATAAACATCAACTGCCGCTTGACAATTAGGACAACTTAAATTGGTAACCATACTGTAAAACTCGTCTTCGTCTTCTATATCGTGATCACCACCCCAAATTAATTCTGTCTGACAATGCCAACAATTCATATTTTTATCTTTTCCATTTTAGATATTATACATTTTGGAAACACATTTCTATCAGAAAATACTGCTGATTCAGAATCATAAGAAGCAAATGTCCACACATGTTTTTTATCTTTTTCAAATATATAAGCTTGTGTCACCATTACAGCTGGTAATAACTTTTTCATCTCATCTATATCTGCATGCCCGCTGTCACCGCACGGATCGATCCACATTATTTTATAAAAATAGTATTTTTTATTACCGATGACGGCATGTTTGTATTTTGATTTTTTTCTTCTTTTTGCCATAATCTTGCCACATTTGAACTTACCGATACCTAAAAAGGAATTTCTATTATAGTGCGCTTAAAATAAAAAATCCATGAAAAGGTGTCGGCATGGTCAAAATACCCCTAATATGAGCTTATAACCATTGGTATTGCTCACTTTTTTTACCGACACTTTGGGTGTCGGCAGGGTGTCGCCGCGATATCGCGGTCAAAAATGCACATGTACCATAGGTTGAAAAACAGTCAAAAAACCCAAAATGGACGGCATTTACCGACACTACCGACACCTTGCCGACCCCTTCCCGACACCTTGGGTGTCGGCATTTCTTGACACAATTCTGCCACATTCTTGCCACATTTACGTCTTGATTTTCCCTTTAATAAATTCTTCTGCGGTCACCTGAACCGTGGTCCCTGCTCCATTAACCAACTCATAATACTCATTGATCCGCTCCAAGGCCTTATGTTGATACTTCTTCAACTCAAACCCACCAATCTCAAACTGTTGATAATATAAATCCGGCGTGCACATCATGATCACAAACTGTTCCACTTTAGATTTATAAACATAGTTATGTGCCATCACATACATAGCACCTTGCAAGAAATAATCCTGGACCCATTCGACCCGTTTTGGACGATTCGATTGCTTAAAGTCTACAATAGACTCTCTTCCATTAAAACTACATACAAGGTCCGTGGAGCCCGCGTAAAGGCCAGGATAGTAAAGGGTTACCTCCGACCCATAATACCCATCAATCGCTAAAAATCCGGTATCTATGACCTTCTGAGCCATACTTTTAGCCTTCTGTCCAAGCTCAGTCATATCCTCATAACCTTTACCTAAAACATAGTTCTCTAAGTATTTGTGCATTGAAGTCCCTCGACTCGATGATACATTTTTAATACGTTCCGCCTCAACTTCACCCACCTTAGCTTTCCATTCTTTTAAGAACGTTTGATCCTTGGTCCGTGATAAAATAGTCGTGACACTAGGCAATCTAATCCCATGAACATCATAGGTTCGTGGTCCTTCACCATTGATCTGTCTAAAATTACTATAATTATATTTATCTATCTTCTTCATTTTTATCTCCTGGTACTCTGTCTATGGCCCACATTAGACCAACAATAATCAAAACAATAAGACCCATTATGATCATTAAAATATTAAACAGAATTTTTTTCGTAATGGTTAATAATTTTTTCAAGTTCAATCCTTTTCGTTAGAGCATGAGGAGCTATAATCTTTGCTATCTCATACGCATCTCTAAAACCTCTTCGCCATCGATACTGCATCTTATGTCCTTTTCTTGGTTTCTCTCTTAGATTACCACCGAACGTATCACAACACCACTCTACCGTAGGCTTATCGGTCATAACGATTTCCATTTGTATACGCCAACACTTATATCTTCCATGGGGTTTATTTGCCCAATATTTTTTGTACGTGATATTCCCTTCACCATCAAACAAACCTGCAAGATATGCAAATTTATTTTTTATATCCTGTTCCATGGTCCCTGTTCCGCCAACGTTTGTTCCATGCATATACATTCATCTTACTACCTATAGACTCCATCCAAGACAAAGGTACATCGACAAATCTTTTATACTTTCTTTTTATAAGATCGATTGTATCAGGTATTGTCTTCATTTATATTTATCCTCATCTAATATATCTTCAATAGTAATTAAATAATGATACACTTTACCTTTATAGTGTCTATACATACGTAATGTTGCGTGACCAGTATATTTAGCATCTTCTTTATAGTTATTATGGGTATCATCAAAATCATAACCATCTCTATAATTTAAAGGTTCTCCTTCTTTATGTTTTTTTATCATAAAACTTGTTGAGCCATAAACCGATTGATAATAATTATTGTTTATGTTTTTTCTTTTATGTTTAAATTCAGAATTGTCTTGAGCATTTATAGCATCTTCAACTCCTGAAAATCTCACATCTAAAAATCTTTTAAAAATTTTATCATACAATGGTCTTGGCATTTTTTTTGTTCTTTTTTTTCTTTCTTTAATCATAATCTGCTTCTCCTGCTGTTAAATCAATCCAACTATATTTATAACATAACCTAGAAAGTAGATCCCATTTACCTGTCTCTCTACATTTTTTAGCTATACATTTTATTCTAAATACTAATGCGTTTTTATTTTTCATTTTTTTCCTTACTAAATAATTTTAAAAACTCAGTGTATGCTGTTCCTCCGTTATATTTTTCTTCTTTAAGATCTTTATTTAATTTTTTTAAATCTTTAACTTTAACTTCATCAGAAATAGTACCACCGTGCATGGCTATTTCATCTTTCCATACTTGTATTTTTTCATCTTCTTCGTTCATTTTTTTCTCTTTCTATGTCTACCCATATACCATTCACCAGGTTCATAGTTCCATCGCTTACCATGGTGACCACGTATATCGGCGTACCACATTCTTAGTTTGACTATTAATTTTTTTATTATCATCGTGTGCCTGTTGTTATGAACCTTGCAACCGTTGTCCAAGGGTTAGGTTCATAGGTTTTACTACAACTCACTAGAATAAAAAAGCTTAGGACTAATATTATTTTCATATTGCACCTTTATTTCTAAATTGTTTAAGCATATCTTCTACTTGTTTCGTGAGCCTTTGATTATCTAATCTTAACTCTTGGTTTTGTTTCTCTAATCTAGATATAATTTCTTCTAGATCATTAGGTCCTCTAGGCATAGGAACATCAGCATTACGATACTCTTCTTTGGTTGTCATAACTTCTTTTTTTGTAGCTTCGTATAACTCATCTATCATTACAATTTTCCTTAGATATATTAACTTCGCCTTTTTCTTTTAACCATACATAACTCCATTCAGAATTATTTGGTGTACATGCCTTACCAAACTGAACTCTATAGCTACAGTTTGTCAATAATAAGGCAGTTAGTATTACTGTTATTGTTTTCATTGATTAACCCTTTCCGGTTCTTCGTATTGATCAGATTCAATTTCACCCTGTGATTCACACATGGCGCATTGGATCGTTATTTTTTTTGTTTCTGTACAGTCGGCCCATATTCTTCGGTAGCCATTACCACTACAGTATTTACATATTACTTTCATTGTTTCGCACTTACGATAGGAACAATATTATCGTACCTTATATTTTTTATAAAGCAGTTAATTTCTTTTTCTCTTTCTAAAACCTTAGGTAATATTTTTTTTCTTACATACCTTGGGTCACGTCCTGCTAGTCCGCATACTTGTCTAAAGTTTGCACTGTCATTCTTAAACCAATTAATTGCTTTTAAAGCTTCAGTATGATCGTTTGAATTAACTGCATCATCTGCCGCTTTTGCAATAACGGATATCCATAAAAGTTGTTCGGGTTCTAGATGTGTTCCAAACAAATCAACAACGTTACTATTTGCTAGAGGCTCTCTGTATTTTGCCATTATATTTCTTCGCTTTCTCGTTTACTATTATTTCTACTGTTTTACTTATTGATAACTCTGTGCCAGGAATTATGAGTCCTGAAAGAGACTTTAGTTTATTGTATGTTGGATGTTTTAATGATACATTTTTATATTTAGTAATGTCTGTCATATTTCTTCCTTTGTTAAAAGGAACATAAACATAAAACGTAGGATAGTCAAGGAGTAAAATGAAATTTTTATTAATTATAACAATTTGTTCAAGTATATATAATACTTGTATGCCTCCAGCAGAGATGTATCCTATGTATAATAAGTATGAAGCCTGTGCAACCGCAGGTCATCTAAATAGTTTATCTTTATTGCGAGAGTTAGGTTCTAAAAAAGTAGAAGCTGATCGTGTTAGTGTTCATTTTGAGTGTAAACAAATGATAGGCGCTTAAGTTGTTGACAATGTGTTTAAATTGTGGCAAAATTATGTACTTTTCTCACCTTAAAATCCTATCCCCTTAATTTCCCTTTCGGGATAGGTACGTTTACTATCTAGGTTCTTCTCCACCACATATATAACCGATAACTTTCTTATCTTTATACACATGATAAACATGACCACTAAATAATGTTCTTTTTTTATTCTCTATTTGTGCGACGTTTGTATGAAACCAACTACTACAGGATGTATTAATTTCAAAGCTATCTAACTTGATGTCTCCACCAAAAGTTAAATACATTAATGTGATCATTATGGGTTTCACTAACGCCCCTGGCCTTTGTACTTTTTTCTATGAGGTTTTCTTTTGTTTATTCTTTTAGTATGCACACCAGGACGTTTTTTAGGTGTTCGTTTGTGGTAATTATTAACGCCAAATAAAGCTTTTTTCTTAGCCATCTTTTTCGTCTATTTCTTTTTCTCTTTGAATAAATTCTCTGTCTCTATCATCAAGTTTTAAATACTTAATAGAGCCATTTACATATTGTCTAGTCTCTTCACCACATAAAGTGCATTTGTAATAATCTGTAACGATTGCAACGAGTAAAGTATCTTCTTTACAGTGTGGGCATTCACCGTGCACAGTATCAATGTATCCAATTTTTATTGTTTTCATCCTGTCCATGGTAAATATTTAACAGCTCCGTCTTCTCTTCTAGCTTTAAGCCATTGATTTCTATTACTGTCTGATGAATAACTACAATGAATCCATCCTGATGTTGGTTCGCCTTCTTTGTAAAATTCTAAAATTCCCTGGTCTATCTCTAAATTATTTTTAATCCAAAGAGCTAAGTTTAAATTATCTATACCTGGTATTTCAAAGTCTGCTGCAGCTGCACCATCGTCTGCAACATGCTGACTGTTAACACTGCTGCCGATTGCAATACATAACTCAGCGCATCTAAAACCGCTGGATATTATTAATGGTTTGTCAAAATGAGATCGTATTGGTTGAAGCACATTTACGGCTAGCGCTTTTAAATTTTCTATTTGCTGTGGGTTAGGATTATTATTAATACCCTTACGTTCAGCTACTTGGCTTTTACAAAGCTCGTCCAAAGTTATGTTAGCAGTTAATTTCATGATTTATTGTTTGAGACTGTAGTATATTATTACACATACTGCAATGGATGCTATTATAGTATTTAAAGGTAAAAAAGGTTCCATTATTGTATGTGAATTTTTTTGATTGATTTTGAACCATCAATATTTAATTCAATTTCAGCCTCACCAGACCAGCATTGATATCT